CTACTTAATAAAAAGCTACATCGTTGGAAAAATCCACTCCACATTACAGGCTCTCTTGCGCTCTACTAAAAACTGTTGTATAAAAAGCACACTAAGATTATTAAGACATAAATTGGTTATTCTTTTCTTAGTAGGAATAACTGGCGCGAGGAGGCGCTGATTATATGACAACACACTTTTCAAATGGAGTAACAAACGTAAGAGGAAAAGACGGAGCAAGTTCCGTATTTAGTGGTATTAAACAACCTCTTATAACAGGAGGATACGAACAAGAACAAGCGTATCAAAATGACTTTTCAATCTACAATGCAGGAGATTTTACAGTCACATCAACAGGTGCATCTGACTTTCAACTAGCACAATATGCTGGTGGATGGTTAAGATTAGGAGATAATGCTCCAGCAGCCGGTGAAGTTACAGGTGTTGCAGGACCAGAGGTCTGGCAATACATATCAACTAACAAATGGTGGTTCGAAACTAGCATCGCAGTAACAGATGTAAGTGACGCTAACATCTTTGTTGGATTTGCTCAGGATGGTTATGTAGATTCTGATACTTTACCAACTGATGGTATTGGATTCTCACACTTACAAGATACAACTTCAATTCAATTCATTTCTAGAAAAAATGGAGCAGGTGTATCTTTTGATATGTTAGATTCTGCTGGTGGAAGTACTTTCACTTTTGAAGATTCAACTATCCCAACACAAACAGCTACAGTTCAAGCGATTCCAGGTAACTCAGTTAGACTAGGTTTTCAGTTTCAACCAGCTGGTAGTGAGGTAGGTGTTACTGCGAACCAGTACAAACTATACCTAAATGGAAATCCTGTAGGAACACAAGCTGCTACAACTGTGCCTGATGACATTGCATTAGAAATGAACATTATGATTGCACACAAAGGAACAGCTGCTAATCACTTAGTAACTGACTACTTTAATACATTCCAGTCTAGAGTGGCTGCGAGTGGAGTATCGGCGTAATACAAATAATTAAAGTGCTCCTTCGGGAGCACTTTTATAAGGAGAAACATTATGGCAATAGGCGGCGGTGGATCATTTTCAAGTGATCAAACAACCTTACAAAAAGATACCGGTGCAATTTCATTGTTGAGAGCTGGTAGAGCTAGAGTTACTTCTATTCAAGGTAGAGGTGAAGCAGGTTCTGTTTTACTTTTACATGATTCAGCTACAACAGGTGGAGCTGCAGCAGGTAACTTAATGGCTACATTTAAATACGACACTGAGGGATTAGCGGTATTCGTTCCTGGTTCTGGCATCTTGTTTAAAGATGGGATTTGTGCAACACTATCACAAACAACAGGATCTGACGGAAGCGTTACATTAACTATCACAGGGGCGTAGTAATGGCGAACACTACTTCGGGTTCTTATGTTTTTGATAAGAACTTTCAGATTGATGAAATAATAGAGGAAGCATACGAAAGAATAGGTATGCAAGGGGTTGCTGGCTATCAATTAAAAACAGCTAGAAGATCTCTAAATATTATGTTTCAAGAATGGTCCAATAGAGGATTACACTATTGGGAAGTAGCAAATAATTCAATAACTTTAGTAGATGGCAAATCTGAATATATTATGTACCGGTCTCCCGGTGATGGTACTTCAGATGCCACTGCTGTTTATGGTGTTGACGATGTTTTAGAAGCTGTATACAGAAATTCTTCTAATGTAGATTCACCATTAACAAAAATAAGTAGATCTCAATATTCTGCTTTTTCAAACAAGACCGATAAAGGAACTCCAACTCAATATTGGGTTCAAAGATTTATAGATCGAACTACTATCACTTTATATTTAACACCGGGTTCTTCAGAAGCAGGTAATACTATAAATTATTATTATGTAAGAAGAATTCAAGATGTTGGAGATGCATACACTAACGCTGCGGATGTTCCATATAGATTTGTTCCTTGTATGGCTTCTGGTTTAGCATATTATCTAGCTATCAAATATGCACCACAAAGAGTTCAAGAATTAAAATTATTATATGAAGATGAATTACAAAGAGCACTTGCAGAAGATGGCTCTCCAGTAAGCACATACATAAGTCCTAAAGTATACTATCCGGAGATTGGTTAATGGGTAATTTTGCTTCAGGTAAACATGCCTACATGATCTCAGATAGATCTGGTATGAGATTTCCTTACACAGAAATGGTTCAAGAATGGAACGGAGCGTGGGTTCATATTTCAGAATATGAAAAAAAACAACCTCAACTTCAACCAAGACCAACAACAGCGGATCCACAGGCTTTACAACATGCAAGACCAGCAAGGGAAGCATTACCAACTCCTTCTGCTTTAAGAACAGACCCTTTTACAACAACAGCTGCATCAACTGTAGTAAATGTTCAAACATCGGACGACATAATTCTTGACGACACAAACCCATTTCAAACAAACGATGCTATAAGATTTTATGAAATTAAATCACCCGTTGGTGGTGTGTCTGTTGACAGATTTAAAATGGAAACTACTTTAAACGGAAATATTTCGGCATCTGCTACCACTATAACTTTAACAGATGCAACTAATTTTCCAACTAGCGGTTTTATTGTAATTGAAAAAATAGATACAGATTCTAGTTCTTCAACCTTTGGAGAATATCAAGATGAAACTATTGAGTATACAGGTAAATCTGGAAGTGATTTAACTGGATGCACTCGAGGAACATCGGCACCAACTTATGGAAAAACCTACAAAAAAACTGTTGCAACCACTCATAATTCAGGTGCAAAAATTTTTGGATCGTATAAAATAACAAGACAAGTAAAAAGCGCAACTAATGATGCCGGCTCATCACAAAACTATAGCAATAGTTTTACTTTTGATTTAGCTGCGGTTGCATCGAGTGCGGAAACTGGAGGAGGATTTTTTGTGTTTGCAGGACCTGTAAACCAAAGAGCATAATATGTCAGGAATAAGTTATACTACATTAGTTACACAAATTAGAAACTATACAGAGGTAGACTCTAGTGTTTTAACAACAGATATTTTAGAAAATATAATTTTAAATGCTCAACAGAGAATTTTTTTAGATGTCCCAATGGATTCTGATAGATTTGCATCACAAGGAACTTTTGTTGCAGATGATAATACTATCAATGTTCCTGCAGGAGCGTTTTTTATAAGAGGAATAGAAGTATTTAATTCTACTGCTAACACAAATGGAGCTGGTCAATGGTTAGAGAAAAAAGATCAAACATATATCTCAGAGTATGTAGGAAAATTAACAGGACCAGAGGGGTCTCAAACAGGTCAAGATGTAACTGGTTTACCTAAATATTATGCTATGTTTGGTGGAGCAAGTGGACTAAGTTCAACTACATCCGGAGGTCTTTACGTGGCACCTACACCAGATGCTAATTACTTATTTAACATATATTATAACAAAATGCCGAATACTTTAGAGTCTGGTAACCAAACTAATTATGTCAGTCTAAATTTCCCTCAAGGGCTCTTATATGCATGTTTGGTAGAGGCATATGGATTTTTAAAAGGTCCAATGGATATGTTGACATTATATGAAAATAAATATAAACAAGAGGTACAGAAGTTTGCAGGAGTGCAACTTGGAAGACGAAGAAGAGACGACTACACTGACGGAACAGTTAGAATACAAGTCAAATCTCCGTCTCCGTAATAAGGAGAAAAATTATGGCAATATCATCAGCAATTTGTTCAAGCTTCAAACAAGAGCTTTTACAAGGTAAACACAGTTTAGATACTTCTGGAAACGGAGGAGATACTTTCAAACTTGCAATGTACACTAGTTCTGCATCTTTGGGAGCTACTACAACTGCTTACTCAACATCACAAGAAATTTCAGGTACTGGATACAGTGCAGGAGGAGCCACTCTAACAAACACTGGTGTTGGATTAAATTCAACAACTGCATTCACAGATTTTTCTGACGTAAGTTTTACAAGTTCATCATTCACAGCTAATGGGTGTTTAATATATAACACAACTACAGCTGGAGGATCCGGTACTACAAACGCAGTGTGTGTAATAGCTTTCGGAGGAGACAAAACAGTTTCTTCAGGAACTTTTACAATTCAGTTTCCAACTAACGATTCTAGCTCAGCTATTATAAGACTGACGTAAGGAGATAATTCCTTATGGCGGACCAAACGTACACAGTAACGGTCGCATCCGGAACGCTGTATATTTCTGGCGGAACTGGGAATGTATTTTACCTTAATGGTGCACGTGACATGGCCCTTGAATGGGTTGAAGGCGGCACATTACGTTTTGATCAAAGCGAATCTACAAATAACAATCACCCGTTACTTTTTACTACTAACACTTCAGATCCTGGGAATAATATTATTTCAGCTGGTGTTACTTATTACCTTGATGGTGCAAGCAATCAAGCAGCATACAGTAATATATCCACCTTTAATGCAGCAACTACAAGATACGTAGAGATAGCACCTGCATCTTCTAGTGACTTTTATTATTATTGTTATGTTCACGGTATCGGAATGGGTGGAGCAATTGATGTTACACAGAATACTTGGGGTGCGATGTCATGGGGAGAAAATCAATATGGATCTCAAAATCATGTAGATGTATTACCTTCTGCCTTAACAATAACTTCCGCACTAGGTGACTTATCTGCTTATTCTGAAAATGGTTGGGGTAGAGACGCTTGGGGTGAGGAACCATGGGGAGATAGTTTTGACCCTATTGTTTCTTTAACAGGTTTAACTATTAGTAGTGCATTAGGTACCTTACCTTATGCACAGGCAACAGATGGTTGGGGTAGAGATACCTGGAGCTCTAACCAATGGGGCACAGATGCTTCAAATGTAGTCTTAGAATCTTTATCAATGAATATGTCTCAAGGTCCAGACGCTTGGGGCGAGTCTGCATGGGGAGATAATCAATGGGGTGGTGAATTAGTTATATCACCTGCTAGTGTTATAGGAGTTACCGGTTTATCTTTTGGTTCATCAATAGGAAGCACCACACAAACCTTTGATATGAAGTTCGATGTATCGGGTGTTACAATGGGAGCTGGCCTTGGAACTTTAGGTATTAATGATGGTAGTGATCAAGTTGTAGGATTAGCTAGTTTAGTAATAGGTTCTGCCGTAGGATCCGTCACTGATCAACAAGTATATGAATTAAGTGGAGTATCTATGGGATCTGCTGTTGGCACTCCACAAGTTGATGATACTTTAATTGTAAATATAAGTGGAGTATCTGGATCATTTGGCATTGGATCCTTAACAGTAGATCAAATGGCTGTAGGATTAACTGGGGTAACTGCAGGATTTAGTGTTGGATCTACAACTGTAACTGATCAGACTGTAGGGTTGACAGGAATAGATATAACTAGTAATTTAGGACAAACAGGATTTGGTGCGTTAGCATACAAAGATATTGACATAACAGGTAATACGTCTTATACAGACATTACGCACGTAGCGTAAATAGGAGAAAAAATTATGGCATCAACATATACGCCTCTCGGTGTTGAACTAATGGCTACTGGTGAAAACGCCGGTACATGGGGAACAAAAACAAACACTAATTTACAAATTTTTGAACAGATTTCAGGTGGATTTATAGCAAAATCAATTGCTGGTAGTGCACAAACAACTCCATTAAATGTTTCTGATGGATCAACTGGTGCAGAAATGGCACACAGAATGATTGAGTTTACTGGAACAATTACAGGAAACCAGATCGTAACTATCCCTCTTGATGCACAAACATTTTACTTTTTAAGAAATTCAACATCAGGTGCTTACACCGTACAATTTAAATATACTTCTGGTTCAGGAGATTCATTTACTTTTTCTGCAACAGACAAAGGTGACCAACTTGTATTTGCCACTGGTAATGATGTAACTAACCCAGATATTTATACACTAGGTTTTGGTGATGTAACTCTTACAGGAACTGAAACTTTAACAAACAAAACTTTAACTTCGCCTAAAATTGGAACTGCAATTTTAGACACAGGTGGAAACGAATTAATTAATCTTACTGCAACAGGTTCAGCTGTTAATGAAATTACATTAGCTAATGCTGCTACAGGTAATGCACCTACTATTACTGCCTCTGGTGAGACTAACGTAAGTCTTAACCTTGTTCCAAAAGGAACAGGTACATTACAAGGAAACGGTGCTGCCTTAAAAATTGCTGGAAAAGAAACTATGTGGGTTCCAGCTCAGGCAATGTATGGAGCAACAACTAACGGTGCTGATGCTAAACAAGTTGAAACAACAGCAACAAGACCTGACATGAAAGTATTAGATTTTGACCCAAGTACAATTGAGTATGCACAATTTTCAGTTGCTTTTCCTAAATCATGGAATGAAGGAACAATAACTTATCAAGTATATTGGACACCAAGCAGCACAAATACAGGAAACTGTATCTATGCTTTACAGGGTGTAGCGTGTGCAGATAGTGATACTATTGACGTTGCGTATGGAACAGCAGTAGAAGTCACAGACGCTGGTATAGGAACAGTTGAAGATCAACAGATTACATCTGAAAGTGGGGCTGTTACAGTCGCTGGATCTCCAGCAGCCGGTGAACAAACTTATTTTCAATTATTTAGAAACGCGTCCGACGGAAGTGACACATTCACAGGTGATGCTAGAGTTTTAGGTATTAGACTATTCTTCACTACTGACGCAGCAAACGACGCATAAGGAGGGTAGAGTATATGTCTTTTGGATATCAAGTTCTAGGATTTGGTGCAGGCGGTAGAGCACCTCAAGATCCTTTCACAGCAGATTTTTTAGTTATCGGTGGCGGTGGCGGCGGATACGGCGGGGGCTTTGGTCCTGGTCGAGGAGCTGGCGGAGCAGGTGGCTATAGAAATTCATATAACTCAGAAACATCTGGAAGAAACAGTTCATCTGAAACTGCTTTAACTTTAGTTGGTGGAACAACATACACAATTACTGTTGGAGCTGGAGGTGTTGCAGGAACACCTGGAGATAATGGTCTTAACGCTGGAGGATTTAATTCCGTACTTAGCGGAGCAGATATTACAGACATCACTTCAAATGGCGGTGGCGGAGGAGCCTATTATTCTCAAGGTCAGCCTGGTGGTTGTGGTGGCGGAGCTAGTTATAACAATGGACAAGCAGGTCCAGGGACTGCAAACCAAGGTTTTGACGGAGGAGGATGTCCTCAAAATAACGGTTACGGTGGAGGCGGCGGTGGCGCTAGCCAAAACGGAACTGCAGGAAATAATAATTCTGGTGGTAATGGTGGTAATGGTTTAGCATCTTCAATTACAGGTTCATCAGTTACAAGATCTGGCGGAGGAGCTGGAGGACCATATAGAGCAAACCCAGGAAGTTTACCTGCTTCACCAGGAGGATCTGGAGGGGGC